TAGGCATCGCTCTAGCTGCCCCAGGCGACGACCTGCACGACGACTTTCGACATGTCTTTGCCGTTTTCGACCTCTTTGCCGGTCGCGTTGTCGAGCAGCATCAGCTTTTCGTTGGCGACGTTGTAATCGGCGTTGGCGACTCGCAGCACCGCCGATTCGCTGCCGTGGACGACCTCGGCCTGGGCGAAGACGACGCGGGCGAGCCCGAGATCCTCGGGAGTGACGACCTCGCCCCCGGTCGGGTAAGCGTTGTCGAAGGTGACGCGGGTGACGGTGCGCTTCTCGGCACCGGGCACTCGGGGCGGCTGTACTCGGGAGATCCCGATAGCCGCCAGAGCGGCGAGGAGCAGGGCGATAAACATCGTTGTGCCTCCTTGGTCGATTTTCGTGTCAAGCAATTTTTAGAAAGCCTGCAAAACACACACTTCATTTTCGGAAGGGTGTGCCTGAGACGGTCAGGTGTGAAAAGTGCGTTTGAGAAAATGTGTACTCACACCCAACCGAAGGGAGCACACATGAGCGAGGCAATTGGCGAAGAGGCAACGCAGAGAATCAGCGAACGCCTCAACCAATACCTACGCGAAACGGGCCTCGTCTCGACGGCGCCCTCCTACCGTTACTTCCAAGGGAAGAACGGCAACATGTACTGCTGGACGACGGAGCGCGCCGACCAAACCGACGACGACGAGAAAGGCTGGTACGCGAGCTTCATCTACCGCGGCTACGGCGAGGGCTCGAGGAGCGGCAAGCCGAAGGCGTGGAAGCCCGATCAGAAGACGATGCGCCGGCACCGCAAGCGCAAGGACGCGAAGGCTCGAGCGTTGAAGATGCTGCGCCGGGACAACCCGGCCTGACGACGCAGAAGAGGGGCGCCCCCGGCAATGGGGCGCCCCTCGAGCTGCTAGTTGAGCGCCGTCGCCACCGCGTGGGTGTTGCGACGGGTCAGCGCGGAGTTGAGCCGCCAGTAGAGCGCGCCCCGGTAGTGGGTCGTTCCCTCCTGGTAGCGGATCATCTCCGAGCTCGCCCACTGAGGACCCTGCTTGCTGCGGATCGAACCGAGGTCCGATTTACGCAGCATGAACAGGCACCGATCGGGGCAGTCGAAGTGACGCTCGATCGGAGTGCCCTGCGGGGTGGTGAGCCCGTTGCGCTTGCCGGTGTTGTAGCTGTCTCCGGCGTTGAAGCGGACCTGCGCCTGGAGTTCTTCACTCAGGATGCGGATCTGCTTCGCGGAGGAGATGCACCAATCCGGCTCCTCGCCGGAGCTCTGGAAGACTTCGTCTTCGAGCTCGTAGACGAGGCTGGTGCTGACGTCCTGGGCGTCGTCGTCGACGAAGGCCGCCCAGGTCGGCACTTCGGCGGGGTCGATCTCGCCGTATTTCGTCGTGTCGCTGAGCATCGCCAGCAACCCGTCGACCTCGAACGATTCTTCCCCATCGCGCGCGTTGGCGATCGAGACGAAGAATTTGCCGTCTTCTTCGGTGTCGATCGCAGCCCCGTTGATCGTGATCGTCCCGTTTTTGACGGAGACGGCGGTGACTTCGCGCTTGTCACCTTTGCTGTCCTCGGCCGCTTTCGTGCCGATGTCGATCTTGAGGCCGGGGTACAGGTGTCCCCGCTTGAGGGCGCCTTTCCCGTTGGTGTCGAGAGTGAAGGTGTTGACCGCCCCTTCACTGTCTTCGAGCGAGCAGATGATGCCCGAGCCGTCCGAAAACAGCCCGCGCTGCAACTGCCGCTTGATGCCGTCGACCGCGCCTGCGCGCTCGGCCTCGACCGCCTTGGACAGCGCCAGGGCAGACGTGGCCGATTCGTCGATCACGGCCGACTCGATGATGACATCGAACCAGTTGTGCGAGTAGAGGTAATCCGCCCGCTTGGTCACGATGTTGGTGCCTTCGTTCAGTTCCGAAGAACCGTTGCGAGGCACCGCCGAGTAGCCACCCGAGAGTCCGGTACGGACGGCGACGCGGCAAGTGTCACCGTTTTCACCCTCGGGGGTGAGTTTGACGAACTGATCGAGCAGCGGGCTTCCGACGAAGACCGAGTTCTCGATCGAGTCCGACAGGAACGTGTCCTTCATTACGGCCCGGAAGGCCGTGGCGTTCTGCATCAGAGCTCCTAGTCGTTTTGGGAGGCGAGTGCCGCTTCGGCCGATGCGAGGCCGATCTCGGCGCGCTCCTCCGGCTTGTTGACGTCGAGCGCCTTGCCGCCGGGCCTACCACCCGGTGCCCCACGTCCCGGCTGCGATCGCTGCTCGGCCCATTGCTCCTCGCGCTGGGCCAGCCACCCCTTGAGCAGGGCAGCGGCAGCCTCGTAGTCGGGCAAGCCGTCCGGGCCGGGGGTCGCCTCCGCTCGCTGGCGGATGATGGCGTCCTCGTACTCGTCCAGCTCACGATCCCACTCGCCCTCGATCCTCTCGAGTTCGGTGTCGGCCAGTTCGTCGAGGGCATCCTCGACTGCCTGGGCCTCCCTCTCCTGTTTTTCCGTCTGCCGCTCTCCCTCGAGGGCGTCGAGGCGGGCTTTCAGCTCGCCCTCGTCGTCCTCCTCGAGCAACTGACGCAACTCGTCGTCGATCTCGCCGCCGCCCCTCGCCGGCGCCTGAACTCCGAGGAGCTCGAGCGTCTGCGGGTCCGACAGGTCGATCCCCATGAGTTGCAGGTAATGGGGCATCGTTGCGGGGTCGCGCAGCCCTTGGATAAGGGCCTGCGACTGTTCGACTTCACGCCTGGCCTCGGCAACCTCCGCGCTCTCAGCTTGTCGCCGCTGCGTGTACTGACCCTGCCAATCTCTTTGCAGGGCCTCCACGTGTGGGCGGGCCTCGGGCGGGACACTGTCGAGGTCGAAGGAGCCAAGAAACTCCTCCTCAGAGCCGGGCTCAGCACCGCCGCCGGGCTCTCCCTCACCACCGGGCTCTACAGCGGCCGGAGGCTGCCCCGGTTCGGCTCGGCACACGAGCGTCCCTGGGGTTATAGCCGCGGCTTCTGCGGGCCAGTTGGCTTCGAGACTCGGCGCGATCGCAAGGACCTCGTCGAGCATCGGGAGGGTGTCGGATACAGCCTTGTTCCGGTCGGTGCCGGAGGGCGTGTCCTTCATCGGTATTGACTCCTTTGGTGTGTGTGGGGCGCTCGGGAGCGCTTGTCCACTGTTTGGATCGGAGGGGGATCTGCCGATCCCCTTGTTCCGGGTAAGTGTGTTATTCGGCCGGCGCAGGGCCAGGGCCTTCTTCGCCTGGCTGGGTGCCGCCGGGGGCCGGGCCGCCGCCGGGCAGGGAGGGCGAGGGCTTGGGTTCCTGCGGCTTGGCCGCGTTGACTTCGCCCTGTTCTTCAGCGACCTGATTCTGCACTTCGGCTTCGCGCTGCTGCTGCTGGGCTTCGAGGTCAAGCAGCTTTTGGTAGTAGAAGAGCGAGGCGTCCTTGACCTGGCGGTTGGAGCGGTCCCAATCGTCGGTCTTCATCCATTCCTCGATCGCCGATTTGAGCACCGGCAACGAGTCGAACGGGCGAGGCAGCCAACCCGGCACCATCGGGCGGCCGCCGACTTCCTCGAGCACTTCCTCGCCGGGCAGCGCCGGCCGGAGAGGCTGGTTCCAGAAGGTGCCGTCGCGAAGCTGCTCGATCACGCGGTGGGCGCGGCCGATGTCCTCTTCGTAACCCTGAATCAGTTTCTCGGGGTGCGCCGAGTTGAGGGCCTCGATCACGACCTCCGGCGGGAAGACGCCGGGGAAGGTCTGCACGAGCTGCATGATCCGCTGTTCGATCTGCGGCCGCGTCTGAGTGTTGGCCGCCGACTGCTTCACGGCGACGTCGGTTTGGCCGCGGATGTCGGCCCCGGTGAAGTCGCCGACAGGTTCCCAGCCCGTCGTGCCCCGGAACTTCAAGAGCCGGTCGGCACCGTAGCGGCGCTGGGCGATCACGAGGCAGTCGGACATCAGGCCCGAGCGGAAGCGGTCGAAGTCGTCGACGAACTTCTGCCAAGCGGTGCGGTTGAGTTCACGCACTTCCCCGATCGCCTTGCCCGATTCGACCTGCGGGGGGATGTCTTCGTCGAAGCTGATCTTCGAGAAGCGCGCCTCGGCCCGTTCTTCCATCTCGAAGAGCTCGGAGGGGAACTGGATGTTCTCGCGCCATTCGGGCTTTTCGCCGTTGGCGAGGGTGCGGTCGTACTCGATCACGAGGCCAGGCTCGTCGGTCGGGTCGGTGAGCAGCACCCCCTCGGCGGCGAGGATCTGCGCGACAAGGCCGATCTGGCTGTACTCCGACTGCTTGTTGATCGCCTGGTCGTAGCTGCGGACCACGTCGACGATCTTCTGCACGAGCCCGCGGGCGCGATCGCTGGCGCCGTCGACGTCGTAGATCAGCCGGCGCAGGCAAGGGATGTCGACGACCTGGCCCTTGTCGTCCTGCATCGGGTAGTCCTCGTCCTTGAAGATCTTGCGGCCCCCGGCGTAGGTGCCCCAGCGGCCTTTCGGGTACTTGGGGCAGGGCCGCTCGAAGTATTCGGTGACGATCGCCAGCTTGGCGCCCTTCTTCGTCTTCGCCGTCGAGCGGCTCTCGGCGGTGGCGGCGTCGGGTTGGAGTTTGCCGTTGGGGACCTTGAGGAGGCCGGGTTCGTCTTCGAGCTCCTCGATCGAGCGCGCGTGCTCGACGGCATACCACCGGCTCTTCTCGAAATCGACGCCGGGCTCCCACAGAACCTCGAGCCCGGAGTAGATCACGACCTCGATCTCGCCCTTGCCGCGCCACACCGGATTCTCGGGGTCGGGCTTCCCCTGGTAGGGGCGCTCTTCGCGCTGGCCGCCTTCGCCGTTGTCGACCATCTCGACCTTGTCGGCCTCGGGGTGGCGGGAGACGTCGATGTAGGGGCCGACGTTGCCGTTCCAGACCCCCCGGCCGAAGGTTTCCTCCGTGACCATCGCCCACCACAGGGCCTTCGCCTCGGCGCTGGGGAAGCCCCACAGTTCGTAGCCGGCCTTGGCGAGCCGCATGGCGATCCTCGAGGCGGCGTAGTCCTCGGGGTCTGACGTCACCGCCGTCGATTCCCATTCCGGCTCGCGCTGCGTCGCGGAGGAGATCTTCCGCTTGAGCATCGGCGAGATGATGTCGTTGCTGCGGCGCACCCGGTGGTCGGGCTTTTCCCCACCCTGGGCGACGACGGTGGTGGAGACGTCGGTGAGTTTGGTGCCGTCGTCGTTGAGCTCGGAGAAGTGGTGGCCGTTGGCGAAGCGGATGCCGAGCTGGCGACGGGCGACGACTTCCTCGAGCCCGGTGCGGCCGCGCTTGAGCCGCGCGTCGACGTCGGTGGGGATGCTCTCCTTGCCCTTGACGTCGCCCGAGCTCGGCGTCTTCTCGGGGGTGGCGACGTCAGCCACGATCCGGCTGCTCCTCGTCGCGCTTCTGCTCGCGCTGGCGCGTAAAGGCGGCGTCGTCGTCGGCGCCTACCGGCTCACGGCGCACGTAGGGGCGATCACGCCGCGCCTCGAGGGCAGCGTCGGCCACGGCGACGTCCGGGGCCTGTATGCGCTGGTAGAGCTCCCTGCGCTCCGCTGCCGCCCTCTCGCGCTCCTCGGCCAGCTCAGCCCGCGCAGCGGCCGTCTCCGCGCGGCTGCGGGCCAGCTCCGTCGCCGCGGTGCGGCGATCGCGCCTCGAGCTCCACTCGGCGTAGAGGAGGAGGGCGAGGAGGCCGAGGGTGGCTGCGAGGATGGCGATCATCGAATCGCCGAGGCTCCGACCGTGTACGTCCACGAGCCGCCGGCCGAGTGCGTCACCTTGACGCGCCACTTGCCGGGCAGGCCGAGGGCCATGACCTCGTGGCCGCCGAGGGCCGCCGTCTCCGCGGCGCCGGGGTAGAGCGTGTAGGTGAGGGTCGCGCCCGCTTCCAGTTCTTTCGCTTTTTTGGTGACGGCAAAAGCGGTCAGCGAAATGAACTTGCCCGAGGCCGGGTCGCGGACCTCGAGCGAAAGGGCGAGGGTGCCTTCTTCGGCGGCTTTTTCGGCCGCGAGTTCGGCTTTTTCTTCGGCCGTTTCTTCTTCTTTTTCGGCCCTGGCTTTGGGCGGCGCTTTGGTGACGTCGAGGACGAGCAGCACCCCGCGCTGGTCGACCGGAGTGTTCTGGACGTCGCTCTCCGTGGTCGCGGTACGCGGCTCGGATGCGAGGACGGTGCTGTTCATTTCTCCTCCGTGGTTGACGCGGGACTCAGGGCCTCGCGGAGTCTGTCTTCGGCCTCGGACAACCCCTCCTTGCCGGCGACGATCTTGCGGAGCCGGGCCGCCTCGGCGTTGGCCTCCTCGAGCTCGGCCTTGATCTCGTCGACCTCGTCCTGGCGGACCATGCCGCAGAGCTCGCCCGCCACTTCGACCGTCTCGCGGCGGACGTAGATGTGTGGGTCGACGCCGTCGTAGTCCTTGCCGAAGTCGACGACCTCGCCATCGCGGCGGCCGGTGACGACGCACGTGTGCGGCGGCTTGGAGTTGTGGGCGGGCAGGGTGAGGAGTTTCGGGTCCAAGGGGTTCCTTTCAGGTGAAGCGGCCCATGACGGTGCCGCTGCGACGTGGTGCTGGTTTGTAGGGCGGGGCGGTGCCGGGCACCCACCCCTGCTGCCGGGAGCGTTTGCGTTTGCGCTTGACGGGGACGCGGCGCTCCATGCACAGGTAGCGGAGCGCGTCGCAGGCGTGGTCGTCCTTCTTGACCACGCCGAAGGTGCCGTCCTCCTTGGGCTTCTTGCGGTATTTCCGCATCTGCTTGATGAGGTTGGTGCAGCGCGAAGAGATCACGATCAGCGGGAAGGGCTCCTTGCCGTCCTCGCCGTCGATGTGGTGGATCAGCCGGCGTTCGACCTCCATGCAGCCGGCCTCGACGTCGTGCTTGCCGTAGATCACCGGAATGCCGGCGGCGATCCATTGCTCGCCGACGCGCTCACCCGAGCCCAGGTCCCTCGAGCGCGCGGCCGGGTCGATGATCGTGTACTTGCAGACCTCCGGCAGGCCCCAGCCTTCGCGCTTGGTGGCGATCGTTTCCGCCGCCCGCTCGGGGACCGCGGCCCGGCCGGAGAGGGCGAGCTCGTCGTAGATCACGATCCGGTTCTGCTTGTCGACGCCGCCGAAGAGGATCGCCGTCTGCACCTGGCCGGGGTCGATCGAGTCGAGATGTTCGAGATGGCCGACGAGCTCCTTGTCGATCCACTCCTCGGGCACCACGTGAATGTGATCCTCGGGCCGCGGCTCGAACGCCTCCCAGACCAAGCCTTTCGCGTTGGTGAAGGAGCCTTCGATCACCGCGGCGCGCTGGTCCCCGCGGATGCCGGCGATCGCGTCTTCGCGGCCTTCTTCGTCGATGTGCGGGTTCTCGTAGATCGACACCTGCACGAGGAGCAGGCCCTCGGCCTCGTTAAGCCACACCTTCTCGGTAAGCCGCTCGCCTTCTTCGACCGCCTGCTCGTGGATCTCGTCGAAGACCCAGCCGAGCTTTTCGGAGATCGGGGTGAAGCCCCAGAGCATGTCGCCGTGGTAGTCGGCGATCCGCATACGGGCCTGGTTGTAGATCCGTTCGCCCTCTTCGGTGTCGGGCGGCTCCTCGTCCCAGACGATGCGGTGACGGGCCGAGCCGCCGTGCTTGGAGGCCGGCTGTTCGGTCGTCATGAAGTCGAAGATCGACCCGTTGGCGAAGGTGAGGACGTGATCCTTGTCCTTGTAGGCCGTCTCCCAGGACCCGCCCTTGAGCTGCGACGGCGGCACCCACATCTGGATCGCCTCAACGAGCGATTGGAAGGGCTTGCCGTAGTCGGGGGTGATGAAGCGGCATTTGAACTTCGTCCCCTTCGGCCAGATCCGGTAGGGCATCAGGGCCTCGGGGATTTGGTCGATGTCGATGGCTTGGATCAGGCAGTCGACGGCGGTGGCCGTGGACTTGCCGGAGCGGTTGCCGCCGACGAAGGCTTTGGTCTTCACCCGGATCTCGTGAAACCGCTTCTGCTTCGGGTGGGGCACGTAGCGGTAGAGGGGGTTTTCCTCGGCCGCCTCGTTGGCCTTGTGGAGGAGGTCGAGAACCTCGGGGTCCTCGAGCAGCGTCGGGTCGTCGAGCTCGATCTCGAAGCCGGGGGGGACCGCGCCGCCGATGCCGTCCTCGCGGGTGAGCTCAACCATCGGCCGGCACCACTTTCGCCGGCAGCGCCTTGGCCTCGATCGCCGGCAGCGGCTTCGCCTGCCCCTGACCGGGGAGGAGGCGGATGCCCTTCGCCGCGAGCGCCCGCTGCAACTCGGGGAAGCTGTGCTCGACGCGGTCGGTGGCCTGGCCGGTGAGCAATTGGAGCTTTTCGGTCGAGACGCCGCCCATGACGGCCGACTCGTGAAGCACCTTGCCGAGCTCTTTGAGCGTGACTTCGGCAGCGTTGCGGCGAATCCACGCGGCCTTGATCTCCTCGACGATCGACTCCCGCCGCTTGTAGGCGCCGTTCAACTTGGCGACTTTGTCGGCCGGGAGCTCGAGGTCGCCGGGGTTGGTGAGGATCTCCTCGATCAGGGAGTCGACGTCGGGCAGCTCGATCGAGGCGGCGATGTCGCGCTGGTCGAGGTCGATCAGGGTGTTGATCTCGGCCAGGCGGCGTTCGGCGTCGACGAGCTTCTCGTCGGCCTCGGCGAACTCCTTGTCCTTGCGCTCGAGCGTCTCCTTGATCCTGCGGAGGACGTCTTCGGAGAGGTCGGTCGAGATCCGGGCAAGGCGGTGGTAGTCGTCGGCCATCCGGGCGCGGACGGTCTGCTCGACTTCGAGGGAGATCTGCTGGTAGCGGTCGGCGTGGGTGTCGTAGGCCCAGCCGCGCAGGGTGCCGAAGGGGACTTTGAGGCCGGCCGACCGGAGGAGTTTCTCGGTCGGCTTCTGGCGGCCACCTTCGAGGGCGAAGGCAGCGAGGGCGACGTCGATTTCCTGGGAGCTGTAATCCCGTTTCGGCACCCGCCCTCCTTTCGCTGGTTAAGTTTTTCGCACCCTCCGGGTCAGCTCGTCGAGGGCGTTCTTGCCGGGGGTCGTCTCCGGCGGGTCGTCGAGGCCGAGGGCGATCCGGGTGAGCTCGGATTTGGTCGTCCCCGGCGGGATCTTGCGCTCCGGCAAAGTGACGCCGTCGCGGGCCATGCGCTCGATCGTTTTGAGATCCGCCGCACGGACGCGGATCTTGAATTGCTGGTCGATCGGGTCGTCGGTCTGAGGACCGCGCTTGAGGGGGCCGAATGCCATCAGCTACAGGGGGTCGGGGGGATCGTCGTCAAAGGGCCACTCGTCAGCGACGAACTCCGGGGCGACGCCGCCCGCGTCTCGCTCGAGGCCCTGAGCGTGTGCCGCGGCCGCCTCGACGGGGGCGCCGGCCTTGAGCATCTGCCGGCCGGTGCAAGCCCGGCTGTGGCGGCAGATCCCGCGCTCGTTCAAGTGGGTGCCGCCCGGCGAGGCCATCCCGCAGTCGGTGCAGGCGATCGGGTTGCAGTTGACGCAGGGGCAGTCTTCGGGGTGGTTGCTCACAGCAAGACCTCCACGAATAGGTGAACGAGGTAGACGGTAGAGAAGCCGAGGACCGCCCCGTAGCCGAGCACCCACAGGTAGGGGCTCAAGAGAGCGCCGCCTCGAGCGCCTCGAGCGCGCGGACGACACCGACGAAGAAGAAGAAGTCGATCTCGAGGACGACGATCAGCCAGGCCACGCCGCCGAGGACGTCGGCCCAATGCGGCTCTACCGCATCCACACGCGCAGGCCCCCTACGTCCTGCGGCCGCGGCTGGCGATCGTCACGGACGTCGGCCAGGTCGGCGATCGCGTCGACGCCGCAGAGAGCGATGAACTCACGGAGCTTCTCCTGCGCCTTGGCGAAGCCGATCATTTCCCGGTCGATCTCGGCCTGCTTGTGCTCCGACATCGTCGGGTAGCTGTCGGGCTCGGAGATCGTCAGCGAGAGGAACTCTTCGACGATGTGCGGGAGGGCGAGCTGCTTCTTTTTCGGCAGCCGCACCGCACCGCCGTCCTTGGTGAGCTCCTCGAGCGTCTCGCCGGCCTTGCGTTCGCGGGCCATCAGCGGCGGCAGGCGAAACGGTCGCGGGCCTGGGTGACGGTGAAGAGCGCGCCGTCGTGCTTCTCGGGCTCGGCGCAAGCCTCGATCTGGATCACGACCCCGCTGCCGAGCTGCACGTCCGGCAGGTAGCCGCGCACAGCCTCGATCACCTTCTCTTCGCGTTCGGCGCGAGTCACCGGAGGATGTCGATCACGCGGGCGAGTTCCGCGGGGTTGGGGACCGGCCCCTCAGTGAGCCGCTCGTGCAGCCGTTCGCGGGCCGCCCGGCCGATGTCGAACTCGTCGGGCGGCCGGAGGTCGACTGCCCCCTCGGCTCGCGAGAGCTCCGGCTTGGCGACCTCCTTGCGGCCGTGTTCGAGTTGCTCTTCCTGGCAGCCGCCGCAGGCCCGCGGAATGCCGAAGGTGAGGAGGAGCTCGGCAACCGCGTCGCCTACCTCCTCGGCCGGCATGATCTTCTCGCCGTCTTCGCGGAGGAAGACCCCGCTGGCAGCACCCGCGGCCTGGTAGACAACCTCCGTCACCCAAGCGTCGTCGCGGAAGCCGAAGCCCGCTTCCTCGGGGGTGGTGCCGCACTTCAAGCAGCTCGTCCCGTCGCGGGTCGGATTGCGCGGCCACGAGTGAGTGCCCCCTCGAGCGCAGGCCACCCCCACCGGCCCGACCGGGTAGGGCACCGGGATCACGATGTGGCTGTACTGCCCGACGAGCCGATGCTCGAAGCCGCCGACGCTGGCCCCCTTCTCGTCCTCGAGCTCGACAAAGAGCATCTGCGGCGAGTCAGCGGTGTTGTCGGCAAGCACGACGTGGAGCTCGCGGCTGCCGCGACGTTCGTTCTCCTCGGCGACCGTGTCGAGCCGCTCGACCGAATCGCGGGCCTCGTCGTCGATCGTCGACTTGAGCAGCGCGGCCTCGATCTCGTCGGCGAGGTTGAGGCAGGACCGCTTGGTGGCCTTGCCGCCGACCCCGGAGATCAGCCGCACGGCGAAGTTGTCGATCACCCCGAGGATCAGCGCGCGCCGGGTGCCCTCCGCGGGCGGCGTCCCCTTCCAACCGGCACCACTCGCGAGGTCGGCCGCGACCTTCTCCATGCGGGAGGACTCGTCGAAGGGCCTGTCGCGCTCGACCGGGGCGATCCAGTCCTGCCCGTCGTTGCGGATGTAGGCCACCTTGAAGTCCTCGTCGCTGTAGAGCTGCGGCCGCCCATCGGCGTCGCGGACCATCCAGTAGCCCGGCGGCACCGCCAAGCACATCCCGATCGCCGAGTCGCGCTCGCCGACGCAGACGCCGAGTTGAGGGGGCGGGGCCGGGAAGACCATCTCGGTCGGCCGGAGGAAGTTGATCGGGAAGTCCTGGGTGCCGATGAAGCGCACCGCCTCCCGCGTCGCCGGATCGGGGTTGCCCGGTCGCGCCTCGAACCATCCGGGGATGAAGTCGGGGGTCCGCTCACTCGGCTGGCCTGCTCGGCTGTTGCTCACTCTGTCTCCTCGCTCATGGGTTCCTGGGGGTGAGAGCGGGCCTCGCCACCGGCACGACCGCCAGGGTCTAGATGGCGAGGCCCTACGCCGTGCCCTGGGGAGTGTGCCGCCCCCGTAGCTGTCCGGCGATTCCTCGGACGGGCACCCTAGCGACTCTGACGGTCGGACGTGTACACATAGGCCGCTCTTTAGGGCAAATCCTGTAGAGGAGGGTGGAGATATATAGATGCGCCGGGCGCGGGGTTCGCCCACTCCCCTCCCCCCCTGAATGTGCCGTTTGCGGTACAGATCGAGCGTGGTTTCGCGGGTCCTGATGATCGACTGTCGAGCAGGCCCAAGCGCAGAGCCGATCAAGGGTTGACATTCCCGGCGTTATGTCCGATCAGCCTCGCGCGCATTTGCTGCGTCGCGTGTAGAGCCAACGCGCCACCCGCTGACTGTCGAGCCAGTGAGGAAGCGGACTCGTACATGTGTCCACGATCCCGCGATCCCCTGCTATGTGGACACGCGATGGTGTACCGTGCGCGATACATGAACGCAGTACCGACGAAGGGAGCAGCATGAAGCAGATACCGACCGGCGACTACGAGGACCGCAAGGTTCGAGACATCCGCGCTGGCGACCGTGCCTTCATCGACGGGGAGTGGCGGGAGATTGAGGCTGGCGGTAGCTGGCCTGAGTCGCCCAACGTCGTCGAACTGACGACCGAGCCGCACAGCGAGGGCTTCACCTTCAACCCGTCTGTCTCGCTGCCCGTCGCAGTGGGCGAGGTTGACTCGCGGCCAGAGGGCGAAGCCTTCACGCTCCGTATCGAGCTGGGCAACGCGGCAATGAGCACGGCTGCCGATGTTGCCGACGCGCTGGCGAGAATCGCGGCTGAGGTCGGGGAAACCGGATCGTGGGAAGGCCGCATCGCTGACGGCAACGGGAACACCGTGGGCCGCTACCTGCTCGGGGAGGCGGTCTAGGTGGACTTCGCCGAACGAATCGAACGGCTGCGCTGCATCAGCGACGGTATGGGCGACCTCTACTCCAATGACGAGATCCTTGCTGTGGGTGTCGGCTACGGCGTCCCTGGGGCGCTCACGGTCGAGCAGATGGCGAAGGAAGCAGACGAGATCCTCGCCGACCTGCTCGAAGGGGCGACGGTCTGATGCGCGTCCCCGGAGCTGATCTGCAAACCGGCGACCGCGTCTATGTCGAAGGCGATTGGCTGACCCTTGAGGACGTGGGGCCGTCTGTCGAGGCTGAGGACGTAATCGAAGCCTTCGTCGGCAACCGCGCCGTCTACTTCGCCCCTGACGGTCAATACGACCGCCGGGCGAGGTCGGGGGAGTTCGTCGCCGTCGATCTAGACGAGAACAACCGCAAGCCCGCCGGGACGTTCGGCTGGGGCGTCTGTCGCCACGGCCACGGCTTGCAAGCGGACCTGCCGCGCCTCTCTGAGCACGAAGCCCGCTACCTGGCCGCCTTGCTCACTGAGGAGGCGTCTAGGTGGCGGCCAGCGTCCAACGGGGCCGGTGCTCGTCACTGGTTCCTGATCCGCGACGCTCAGGCCAGCGTGTCGGCTCGCTACCACCGCAGCGCCAAAGATCAGCTAGTCCGCTACGCCTCGCACGAGAGCGCGCAGCGGGCCGCTGATCGGCTCAACCGCGACACGGAAGCAGAAGCCCTAACGACCTGCCCCCACTGTGGGGGAGCACTGGGGCCTGTCGAGCGGCCGGAGCGAGGCGGGGACGCTTGGCGGACCTGCCGCGACTGCGGAAACAACATCTACCCCTAGCCGCGCTTGGAGCGCCGCCCCGGTTCGATTCCGGGGCGCGGCCATGTACCAACCGCAGTACAACCGAAGGGAGCAGTACCCATGAACGCAGAATCCGAGATGGCGACCGCTGACGGCCTGGGCGGCGAGCCCGCACCGTCGCGGCTCGACCGGCTCCGCGAGCTGGTCGCTGACGAGATCAACCGACCGCACACCGACGCCGCCGCCGAGCTGTCGGACGTGCTGCACAATGACGACGTGCTCGCCCTCTACGTGGACGGGGGCGACGTACCGCAGATCCTCGCCTGCACGTCTGAGGGCTCGGGCGAATCGAGCTACCGGGATAACCCGGACTTCTTCGCCGGCACCCGCGACGAAGTCGGCGAGTGGCTCGCCGGCAGCTACAACGAAGGCTGGGCCGCTAACTGGATCATCGACCTAGACAGCGGGCAGGCCGTCAACTGGCAGACGAGCGTTTTGCTGGGCGATATGTCCGCCCGGCGGCTGCTCGACGTGATCGCCTCCGGCGTCCCGCGAGAGGACGAGTGGGACAGCGCGGCCGACTTCATGGAGGCCGTCGCCGAAGGACTCGACCGCGCCGGGATCACCCGGCCCGACCACTACCCCGAGGAGGACTGACCGAATGCCGATCTACCGCTACACGGCCGTTATCCAAGTCACCGCCGACGACCAGGCCGACGCCGACAAGCAGGCCGAGGACGCTATCGGCGTCTTCCACGGCAACGCCGACGTGGGCGCGTGGCTCGAAGACAGCGAACCGGAAATCGAAGAGCAGGACTAGCGACGCGCTGGCGCGCTCGGCGGGGTTCGATCCCTCGCCGTCGCCATTCACCCAACACCCAACCGAAAGAGATCCCATGAGCGAGAAGACCTACGAGTTCGAGAGCATCGGCGAGGCGACGCTGCGCGAGACGTGGCGCGTCACCATCGCCGACGACCTGGGCGACGACGAATTGCTCGACCGTCTCACCGACGAGCTGCAAGCCGGGAACTGCGAGTTCGTCGAGGAGCGCGCCGAAGAAGAGCGCGAACGCGAGATCCGGCCGGAGTCGATCGAGGAGGCCGGACCCGAGCCGGAGACGGCATACACCGTCGTCGGGCTCTACTGCGACAACGGGCAGCGCTACGCAACGAGCGTCTACACCAACGACGGGCCGCAAGCCGCCGAAGCGCTGGCGCAGAAGGTCTGCCGAGAGGACAACGACGAGGCCGACTCAGACCGCGACCTGATCGAGATCGCCGCCGTGATCGAGGGGGAGGCGACCCTCGCCGACCTGGGCGCAGACATCCCATGAGAAAGGCCGAGCAGATCCGTCTAGACGTCGGGGCGACCGCTCAGGAAATCGCGGAGTGGGAAGAGCGCGGAGTCGAGCTGCGAAGGCGGCTCGGCTCGGCTCTTGCCGAGGCCCGCGACCATCCCGAGTTGACGCTAGAAGAGGCTCGCGCGATCCCCGAGAAACCGATCCCGAGGCAGACCGCCAACCGCCTGATCCGCGAGGCCGGTACTGCCAACGCCGCGCCATGATTTTCCGGCGCTGCATCGCCTCGCTCGTCGTCCTCCTGGCGCTTGCCGCGCCAGCGAGGGCGGCACCGTTCACCCCCGAACTCGACCGGGCCTACAACACGGCCCTGCGCTTCTGGCACACCGAGCCCGGCAACTGCACGTCGCTGGACCGCGAGATCGTCGCCGACGCGGCGATGCCCGAGGAAGCCGAGGGCTGGGCGACCATCGCCACCGAGCCGACGCCGTGCGTCCTCTACCTGCGCCGCACCCTGGCCGGGCCGCGCTGGTTCGAGCGGGCCTGCGCCGTGATGATCCACGAGGTCGGCCACCTACTCGGCTACGGGCACTCGGCCGATCCGCGCAACGTCATGTACCCCGAAGTCGTCGCCATCCCCGGCCTCTGCCAGCGGGTCGGGTTGCGCGAACTCAACCGGCGCGACCGCTACGTGAAGCCGGTACAGCGCTCGTCCGGCTGACCGTTTATTCCGGCCGGCCGGACGAGTGGTAGTGGCGGCCCCAGGGGTCGAACCTGGCTCTCCGGGGTAGTAGGCAGGTCGCGACAGCTACGACGTTCCTGCTCGAACCCCGACGACTTTCTCTACCGTCCCGACCGCCGTGAGGAGTCCTCCACCGGGCGCCGTAGATCCCTCCGTCCGGCCCCAGCAGGCCGGTCCCCCAGGATCGTGCGCGCATCCATTCGGTCGCTTCGTCCGCTAGCTCTGGCGAGCCGCAGCCCGGCGAAGATTCCCGCCGCCTTTGAGTGTCGCCAGGGAACGACGACGGCGGGCTTGAGGAGGAGATCCTCTTGGCCTCGCGGCCCAAGAGCGCGACTAGTCGCTAGTGGCTCTTGGCTTGACCACCCAGTATGAGGGGCGGTCTGCGCGCGGGCTCGGCCAGTATAGCCCGTCAGGACGCCGAAAAACGGCGCTCGGCCAGTCCTTGCAACCCACGTTCCTGCGTGAACTCCTCGACGTCGTCGGGCAGCGCCAGGCGCGGGACGACGAGAGCCTTCGCCCGGCCGTCCTGATGGTCGAAGGCGACGTGGTGAACGAGGCACCCTGGGCCGGCGTTTCGCGGGTCCCAATCGAGGTAGACGAAGTCTTCGGGGGTGAGGTCGCGAAGAGGGCCGTGGGTGCGGATTTCCTGCTTGCCGAAGAAGTGGAACGCCTGCCACTTGCGATCGGTCGTGCAGGGCCGCTCGTAGGGGTCGAAGCTGGCGAGCCAGCAGGCGGGCTTGCCGTCGATGAAGGGGACCGGGCAGCGACGCACCATCGCCGCCCGCCAGAACTCGTGAGAGAGCCCTGGGGGCGGCTTGGCGATCGTCACGGCGTGTCGCCGTCGACTTCTTCGAGCGCGATCTGATTCGGGTCGACGGCCTCGGCCTCGGGCTCCGTCTTCGCGCGGCACATCTTCCCGCAGTCCTCGCACTCGGTCAGCGGGATTCGCTCGGCCGGGACCGACTGGCCGTACTTCTCGCGCAGGGCCGAGCGCGAGAGCTCCTCGCAGTCGGCGAGCACGTCCTCGAGCTCGACGTCGCCCTTGCGCAGCGCTGGCAGCACCACGGCGAGCTTCGACATCTCGAGCTCGGCGAGCTGCTCTTGCGAGACACCCCGCTTGACGACGAGCTCCTCGTAGACCTCGATCAACTGGTAGGTCTGCGAGCGCTTCAATCCGATGGCCGGATCGCCGAGCCACGACTCAAACTTTTCGTGGCCCAGCGCCGTCCACATCTGCCCGGTGTAGAACTCGTGCAGGTGGCCGGCGAGGGCGATCCAGACCTGCTTGATCGCCCCCGTCCCCTTCTTGATTTTCTGCTCGACGGCGAACGCCTTCTTGGCCGCTCGCTCCTCGGGTGAGAGTGCTTTCCCCATCGGTCTAGAAGGGGATGTCGTCTTCGCCGTCACCGCCGGCAGCGGCGCCCTCGAAGTCGGACGTGTCGGCCGGGACATCGCTACCGCCGCCCGTCCACGCCTCGCCCTCGCCGAGCAGCTCGTTGACGTAGGTGTTGCGGTACTTCTTCTCGCCCTTGTCGGTGGTGGTGACGCGGATCGACACCCGCGCCCTGCCACACAGCGGCTCGAGCGCCTCGGGGAGATCGGCCAGGGCGACGCCTTGGAGCCCGAGCATCTCCAAGTAGCCCTTCGTCCAGGCGATCCGGTCGGGGTCCTCGAGCTCGTGCCAAACGCTCGGCGCCGAGAGGCCCATGTGCTCGCCCTCGGTGACGCTGATTTCGGTAATCAGCTTGAGCGGGCCGCCGCCCTCCTTTTCCCAGAAATCGAAGCGCTCGATCTGGCCTTCGTAGTCGCCATCGGGGACGCTACCTCCCGACGTCTTCGCCTCGGCATCGTCGTAGACGTCCTGCATCTCGGCGAGTCGCTCTGCGTAATCCGTCATTTGGTCTTCTTCTCCTGTTTCGCGGGTTTGGGCTTCTCGGGCTCGGGCTCGGGCGCGGCCGGCGGCGCCAACGACTTCGCCATCTCCTTGCGGAGAGTGACCGCGTCGAGCGGAAGCGGATCGGGAAGGGGTGCCGCGCCCTCGGGGACGCGACCGCCGGCCTCGTGGTGCTCGGCCCCCTGCGTCCGCAACACCCGCTTGCTTTTCTCCTCCTCGCCCTCCCACTCCGCGAGGAAGATGAAGTCGACGAAGCCGACGAGGAACTTGCGCGCCTGGCCGGAGAGGGTCGGCTGCGTGACCGTCTTCGAGCCGACCTTCTTCTTGACCTCGCGATCCTCGGCGTGGGAGATGAACCACACCCCGAGGCCGAGGCCGGCCAGCTTGCCGACGCGCAAGCGGAACTCGTCGGCAACGGCCGACCACCCCTTGCCGTATTCGGCGTCGCTCGGGTGCTTGATCCCGAGCTGGGCGCAGACGTAGTCGGAGCAGAAGCGGTAGAGCTCGTCGACCGTGTCGACGGCGACGACGTCGAAGCGGCGGTCCTTCCCCTTCTTTGCGTCGTCGGCGATTTCCTGGCCGACCGCAAGAAACTCCGCCCAATTGGAGACGGGCGCTTCGTAAACCTCGAGCGAGCCGAGGCCGGGTTCGGTCGCAATGAAGAGCGTCTTGTCGGGGTTGATCTTCGATGCGAACGTGCTCTTCCCGATCTTCGGCGGCCCGTAGAGGAGGGCCTTGATCCGAGCGGGGGAGAGCGACGGCGCAGACTTCTCGGTGGGGAGCGTCATGCTTTGTCCTCCTCGTTGGTGGTTGCTGGGGAGATGTCGGTGTTGGGGAACTTCTTGAGGATCGACGCCGTGACCTCGGCGTCGGTGTAGGGCTTGCTCGCAGAGCGGTCGCTCCGCTGCTTCTCCTTGAAGAGCGAAGGTGCGTCGGGGTCGCCGACACAGAGCGGGAGGAAGGGGCAGCCGCCGTAGTCGTGGCAATGGCTCGAGTTGCGGGGGTAGATCCGCGCTCGCGATGCCTCGCGCCGCTGGGCGGCCCATTGCCAGAGCTCGGCCTCGATCCGCACGAGGTCGGTGGCGCTGCGGGTGATCGGCTCCTCGACGAGATAGAACTCGGGCCGCTCGGCGTAGTCGGCTTCGACCCGCTCGGCGTACTCGTCGACCGTCTCCGTTTTCTTCTGCTTGATCGACGGCTTGCGGGTGAAGCGGTAGGAGACGTTGGTGATCTCGTGGCCGGTCGCCCGCCAGATCCCGTAGCACTCGAGGGCGAGCTGCCGATCGAGCTTCAACCGCTTGATCGCCACCGCCTGCATCTGCCCTACGAGCTTGTCCTCGATCAGCATCCAGTCGGCGGTGAGTCCGTCCGCGTAGCCCTCGAGGTCGAAGGTGCGCGAGTAGGCCCCGGTGTCGGGGTTGCGGAGCCGGACCCGGTATCCGAACTCGCGCCGCTCGTGCCGGCCGTAAGCGGCGAGGTAGGCCCTGGCCGCCCCGGTGACGATCGCGCAGTCGACGGTGAGCCGGTCCTGATCCTCTTGGGTGAGGATCGTCGCTTCGCCGGAGAGCTTGGCGACACCGTCCGCGGGGTCGCCCGTCTCGGTCGCCTTGGCGAAGGCCCCGCCGAGGCGAAGGCTGGCCGCCCTGGCGATCGGTTCGATCTTGTCGACGTAGCTGTAGGCGTAGCGCTGATGGCAAGCGAGCTGGGTGTTGAGCGACGAGTGCGAGAGGGAGGCGCGGCCTTCACGGTCCTCTTGGTCGACGAGGTTCTGCACGTCGGACGGGATCAGCTCGGGCAGGCCCTCGAGCACGGTCAAGGCAACGGTCATTTTCTCCTCCGGTAGCGACGGGATTTACAGGTGTCGAAGTGGTGGCGGTGACGCGACCGGCTGTAGTCGCGGGGCAGCCGCGCCGGCCGAGCCGAGAGCACCCCGAAGTCGTGGAAGAGGACGTAGCTGCCCTCGTGGCAGTCGGGCTCGGCGTCGATCGGGATGGTGCGATCGCCGAGACGGGCGAAGTTGATCGGGGCCTGGCAGTCGCGGCAATTCGGCATCAGAAAATGTCCTCGGGTCGAACTTCGCTGGGGGCATCTACCTTTTCCGGCTGGCCGGACAGAACGGTGGGACGGCGACCCTCGGTGTTTGCGGCTTGGCGCTCGGCCTTCGCCGCGTCCTTCGTTCTGCCGGCGCCAGGGCAGCGCTTCCGCATCCCCGGTCGGCCGTAGTCGTGGTCCCACATCGTGCCGTCCTTCTTGAGCCGCGGGTGCCCGAGGCAGAAGGGGCATTGCACCTTCTCGGCCGAGGGGCTCACTCGGAATCGACCGCCGACCGCATCGCGTCCTCGCCAAGCTGGTTGAGCAGCTTGCGAACGAACCGGATCTTGCCCGGCTTGTAGTGGCCGGCCGCTTCGAGCTTCTCGAGCAGCTTGTCGATCTCGTAGAGGGGCGACATCACCACCCGCTCCTTTTTCTCTCGAGCCCGGCGGGTGATTTCTTCCTGGGCCTCCCTCGAGATCGCCTCGGGCTCGCCGGAGAGGGCCGAACTCGGCGACGACGTGTAGCCGCTCTCCTCCCCGGCCTCGGCAATCGCGGCGGGGTCGCCGACGTCGTGCGGCACCCCTTCCTCGTCGAAGCTGTCCCGAATCTTTTTGTAGTCGGTGCTGTGCGGGCTGGCGCGGAGCAGCCGCGCGTCGTCGTCGGATGCCGGCGGCGAGTCGTCGATCACGACGCGGCGCTTCCTCGAGAAGGGCTTGCCGCCCGTCCCTGGGATCAGGGTGATCGGGGACCTCTTCCTCCGCTTCGGCGGCTTCTCCCGGTCCCGCTCGGCTTCCCGTTTGCGCTGGGCCTCCGACTTCTCGAGCATCAGTTCTCCCTCACTTGGTCGTGGCCTGGCGGTGGTAGGTGCGTCTCGCCGACCGCGAGCTCCGACTGCTCGTGCTTGGGCGGCGGGGTCAGCCGGTAGAAGCGGTGGGTGCGGCTGTTTTGGTAGATCGGCAACGACTTCTTGAGGCCGTTGCGGACCTTGTCGAAGTAGAGCTCGCCCTCGGGCAGCACGTTCGCTTCTTCGTCCTGGCTGCGGTGCAGGAAGAGCACCGCGTGGGCGAGGGTTTCGAGGGAGCCCGAGCCCTTGAGGTCGAGGCAGAGCGGCCGCGGCTTGACTCCCTTCGGGTCGCGCAGCCGGTTCCGGTTCAAGTGGGCGACGGCGATCACGTGGCACTCGGCCCTCGAGGCGAGCCGCGCCAGTCGCCGGGTGATCCCCGCCGCGAGCTCGGTTTTCTCGAAGCCGGGGATTTCGGTGATCGGGTCGATCGCGACGACGTCGTAATCGCCGTACATCGCCCGTTCGGCGATCTTGTCGGCGCTCCAATCGAACGCCTCGAAGTAGTCGAAGGGCAAGGCTTGGTGTTTGTTGGCGGCGACCAAAAGCCGCTTCATATCGGCGGGCTCGAGGCGGTTGCGCATGATCTTTTCGAGCGGCACCGCCGTCTCCGACGTCAGCCACCTGGCCGCCCTCTCCTCGCGCCCCATCTCCGTCGCGAAGAGGCCGCACTTGTAGCCCTGTTCGGCGAAGGCGGCGAGCATCTGATCGAGCACCCAGCTCTTCCCCATCCCGGTCCACCCGGCCAGCACCGACATCTGCTTGCGGCGGAAGCCGCCGATCACGCAGTCGTTGAGATCCGGCCAGGGCAACTCGAAGACGTCGCCCTCTTCCTGGGTGTCGAAGTAGTCGAAGAGCTCGGAGAGGATCGCCTCGCCCGAGGTCACTTCGGAGTCCACCGTGAAGTCGGCGGTGGCGAGCTCGAGCCCGTCGCGGATCATCTCGGCCTGCTTCTCGGGGTCGTCCTCGAAGTCACCTTGCTGAATGAGCTGGCCGCCGTGGAGCTTCGCCCGGAGCTGCGCGTTGAGCAGGACGATCTCGGCGTAGTGACCGGCGTTGCCGGCGGCGGGGACCTTGGCGGCGAGCTCGGAGACGTAGTGCTTGCCGCCGGCCTCGTCGATCTTCTGGCGCCGGGTGAGCTCCTCGTTGACCATCAGCTCGTCGGCGGTGCCATTGCGATCGGCGACGGTGGCGATCGCCTCGAAGATCAGCCGGTGCCTGTCGAGGTAGAAGTGCGCCGCGACGAGTCCGATGTCGCCGCGGACCCGTTTGATCGCCGGCTGCGAGACGAGCATCGCGCCGAGCACCGCCTCCTCGGCCTCAATGTTCTGCGGCGGGACCTGTACCGGGGCGGCCGCGGGCGGCGGCCCTCCGACGCTGCGGGTGACGCGGCCCATCAGTCGAGCCCCTGCTCGCGGCGGATGCGCTCGGCCTCGGCGTTGACGTCGAAGCGCTTGGTCGCCTTCTTCGCCTGTTCGCGGGCCAGCTCGATCGACTGCTCGAAGATCGCGGGGTTGCCGTAGATAATCTTCGGCGTCGCCGGCCCCTTCCACCATCGCTCGCCCGCGAAGACGGCTTCGATGATCTTGCCGTGCTGCTCCTCGGTCAGCTTCGGCCGTTCGCGACAGCGGCCGACGATCGGGGTCAGGTGGGCGTCGGTCGTGAGCTCGGTGCCGGCGGAACTATTGAACATCGAAACAACAGCAGCAGCGAGAGCGAACTCGTCGTCGGAAACGACTTTTCCGCCCACCTTTTTTTTCGGTCGCTTCCTATCTGACGGTTCATTGACGGTTCCCTTATTAGTGCGTTTCTCACTGTGAGAATTATTTTTCTCAGGCTGAGAATCGTCTTTCTCACTGTGAGAAAACCAGGGGACCATCAAATAGGCGCAAGGCCGGTCCCTCGAGTCGGTGGTGAAGACGAGCAAATCGGCCGCTTCGAGCTCTTTGATCGCCCGGTAGACCGTGGCCTGGGAGTAGCCGGTCTTCTCGACGATCTCCTCCTTGTCGGGCCAGCACTTGCCGTCAGCTTCGGCCGCGTTGTCGGCGTAGGCGACGAGGATGAAGCGCTGCGTGGGGGAGAGCTCGCGCTCACGGCTTTGCCCGAAGGCCCAGCCGACGACCTTGCCGCTCACCGATCTCCTCGCCGATTGTGATCCTGAATCACGGCGAGGAAGATGGTCGGCCGGTCGGACGGAACGAAAAACGGGCCGCCCCGAAGGACGACCCGTTGGTGCGGCTGGGGAGAGGCGAGGCGAAGCGACCGAGCCCGACGACCCTACGTTGGCCGCTCCCTCGAGGTCAACCCCCGACCCTGCATTTTGCGGCGAGGGCCTTGGACGACGGCGCCAAGCTCCTTGCCGCGCCCCCTGCCGGCGACCGGGCGGAAAGCTCGAGCGACGTCCCCTTCGGGGCAATCCTTCCGCCAGTCGAAGGGGCGCGAGCTCACAGCCAGCCGCCCACCACTTCGACGAGCCACGGCACCCCGAGGACCGCGACCGGGATCACGACGAGCGGCCAGAGCGGGCGGCCGACGTCGAGGATCGGGCCGCCGTCGTGGAAGCGGGAGGGGATCACGGTGCCGTCCCCTTCGCCTCGGCCCACCCGCTGACTTGCTGCTCAGTGAGCTCGAAGCCCTCCTTTGGCAGGCCCGCGACCACGTCGAACTTGAACGCCTGGTAGTTGGCTTCGACCCAATCCATTTCCTCTTTCTGGCCGGCACCTTCGAGGTAGTCGATCAGGATGCAGCGGGCGAGCTCAGACGGCCCGCTGCCCGCGTAGCCCCACTCGAAGCCGGTGGGTGAATGCTTGACGTCGTGCCCGAGCGGCGCCCGCACGGTCCCGTCGTCGACGAGGACGCGGGTGAGCGCGGAGTCGCCGTGGCGCTCGCCGATGTAGGTCTTCATCGCTTCACCGGGAGGAGCCCGAGCTTGTCCATTGCCGCCATCCACTTGGCGACGTCGGGGTCCTCGAGCAGCGTCTCGACGGCAGCGACGTCGAAATGGTGGCCCTGGTCGCTGATCGCCTCCTCGGCGTGACGGATGATCGAGCCGAGCTTCACGAGCAGCGGGAACTCGGGTTCCTGGGGAGCTATGCCCGCCGCGCTCACCGGCCGACCCCCTCGAGCAAGTCTCGACCAAGGCTAAGGCTCGGGTTGGAGTTGAGGCTTAGGCTGCCCCGCTGATACCGCATGGTGGTGGCGGGATCGCGGTGCCCGACTGCGAGCTGCACGACGTGGAGCTCGGCGCCTCCCTCGAGCGCGTTGGTGACGAAGCTGTGCCGCAGGCCGTGCGGCGAGAGCTCCGGGTTGACCCCCGCGTAGTCGGCCAGGTGGCGGACCCGCGCGAAAGCCGTCTGCCTCGAGATCCCCGCGATCGGCACCGCGACCTGGCGGTTGCGATCGAGCCTGGCGATGATCGGCCCCTCGGTGCGGCCGTCGAGGAAGACGTCGAGGACGTCGACCACGAAGGGCGCGAGAGGCGTCAGGCCCGGCTTGCTGCCCTTGCGGGTGATCGAGAGGGCGCGGTGGCCGTCGACGAGCCCCAGATCCGGCACAGCGGCTCTCAGGGCCTCGGAGACGCGCAGGCCGTTGATCCCGAGCAGGGCGAGGAGGAGGAAGTCCCTCGGGCTCTCCTCGAGCGCCACGGTGAGGAGCTTCGTCAGGTCGTCGGCGCCGAGCCAAGGCGTCGAGCTCTCCCCCGGCAGGGCCAACCGGCCCAGGTGGGTGAAGGGGTGGTCGACCTGCAACATCCCCCGCTCGCCGAGGTAGGTGAAGAAGCTGCGGCAGGCCGACATCTTGCGGTCGACGGTCTGCGGCAGCAACCCGCTCGAGAGCAGGTCGGCCCGGTAGGCGTTGACGTCGAGGCGGGTGGGCCGGAGGCCGTCGACGTCGTGCTCGAGGCACCACGCGAAGAAGCCGCGTAGATCTCGTTCGTATGCCTCGCGGGTGTTGGCGACCGGATACTCGGTCGCCCACTCGGCGAGGAGCTCTGCTGGGCTCACTGGATCTCCTTCGGTTGCCCCGGTTCCTGACGCCGGGATCGGGGCAGCCTACCATGTGTACACACGTTGGGGTAAGGTTCTCGATTCCAGCAAACCGAAGGGAGCAACGAATGTCTGCAACTACCGAGAAGGTCCGCGAGCTTTTGGGTTCGCGGCTGACTGAGCTCGACGAGGAGAAGGTCCGCGTCGAGCGGGCGATCGAGGCCCTCCGCACGACGAGCAGCAACGGCACCGCACCCGTACCCGCCCGGAAACGTCGGCGACGTCGCGGCGGCAGCCGGATCGACCAAGCCCTCGAGCTGATCCAGAAGCAGCCGGGGATCTCGGCGTCGGCGATCGCCAAAGCGATGAAGATCAAGCCGAACTACCTCTACCGGGTGCTCGGCGAACTCACCAAGGAGAAGCGGGTCCGCAAGGACGGCCGCAACTACTACCCCGCCGACTGACGATGCAGGACTTCCGCCCCACCCCCGAGCAACGTCAGTTCTTCGAGGGTGGGGCGCGGGGGTTTTTGACGGGCCAGCGGAGCGGCCGCCGCTACGCGACCGAACTGTTCATCGTCGCCACCGCGGCGAATGAGGAGGAGGCCGCGCTCGCACTCGAGGATCTCCACACCAAGGGCATCGCCGCCCTCACCGACGACGGCAGGCGGATCGACCCGACCGCGCGCCAACGTCGCTTTGCCGTGGTCAAGTTCGACGAGGAGCCGCGGCGCACCGCCCCCTGCCCCGACTGCGACGGCGCCGGCTGCGAACACTGTGGCGGCACCGGCCGGCGGTGGGTGTCGTGAGCAACGACAGCGCCGCCTACATTCCCGA